CCGATCCCGCCCGGCTCGCTTTATTTCAACACCTCCGATGACCTGCTCTACGTCTGGAACGGCATCGCGTGGATACCGTCCTCGCAACTGGCGCACGGTTACGCCTCGCGCTTTGTCTATACCGCTGCCACCAACGGGCAGACGGTGTTCTCAGGCGCCGACGACAACGGCATGGCGCCATCGGTGCAAACCTCGCCGTCCGACGTTCACTTGAACGGCGTCAAGCTGGTCGAGGGCCATGACTTTGCAATCGACAAGGCCGCCAACAAACTGACGCTGACCGGCGATGTCGCCGTCGGTTCCGTCATCCAGTGGGACTTGCTGGTGCCGCCGGAAAACGTGGCGCCGGGCGCGGTGCTGGCGTGGAAAATCCAGCCCATCACCCCGGACGGCACCACGCAGAATTTTCCGCTGAAATATCAGAACGCGGTTGGCGCCATCGTCGATGCCAATGTCGGCACCGGCGCGCAACTGGCGCTGTCGCAGGACGGCGTCATTCAGGAAGCCGGCAAGGACTTCACCGCCACCGGCAACAGCGTGCATTTCGGCGTGGCGCCTCCCGCCGATGCCCACATCTGGATGGTCTGGTTCCAGCCGGGGACGGCGCCGCCATGACACAGAACGCGCGCGTCGCCCGCTGGGTGCCGACCACCGTCAACGCCATTTCCGACACCGTGCTCACCACCGAGACACCGCGCCCGCAGGACAATGCCATCCCGACCATATTCGCCGCGCAATCGACCGGCGGCGGCGCCACCATCGACTGGGCCACCGACGCCGACATGGCGGCCGGGACCGATGGCCTCAAGGTTGTGTCGCCCAACACGCTGCGCGACGAACAGATGCGCCAGCTTGGCATCCCGGAAGCCAACTTCGCCGATCCCATCGCTATCGTGACGCCGTCCGGCAACACCGCGCTCGACGCCAACCGCATGGTCAAAACCGCCGGCAACGGCCTCATCAGCACGCTCATTTTGCCGCCGATCCCGGTCAGCCTGTTGCCGCCGATCCCGGCCAACCTGCTGCCGTCCATCATCGACGCCGGAACGTTTTAGGGAGGACAATCATGGTCCGCATCGAAGTGCCGGAAGGTTCGACCGCCGCCGTCAGCGGCCCGGCTTATTTGCGTATCGTTGGCGGCACGCCCACCACCGTATCGGTCGCCGGTACGCCCATCGACTCGCCCAAGATCGACGTGCCGGACGGCGAGGTGGCCGACATCACCGGGCCGGTGACGGTGCGCGTCACCTCGGACGTGCCGGGTAGTGTTCTTATCGACGGCGAGCCGGTCGATCCCGGCGCACCGGTGCCGGACGTGGCACCAGTGATTTCCTCTTTATCACCGTCAACAGCAGTAGCCGGTGATGCAAGCGATGTAACTCTGGTGGTGACCGGCGACGGCTACATGCCGAACGCCGTGCTGATGTTCGGCGGCCTCGATGAGCCGACCACATTTTTATCGCCGACTGAAGTCTCAACCATCGTGAAGTGTTCGCTGTTCGTTAATCCCGATGACGTTGCGGTCAATGTCCGCAATGGCTCGGCGATTTCCAACGAACTCGCCTTCACGTTCACCGCTGCGACACGCAGCAAAACAGGAGCGAGTAATGCCGAAGCAAAAGCGCAAGGCAAAGAAGGTCATCAAGACAAAGTCCATCACCAAACGGAGGAGAAAAAAAAATGACGACACATAAAGACGACCACGACGACAACAAGAAGCCGACATCGACGCCGAACGCACCCAAGCCAAAGACGGTGCCGGCGGTTGACCCGATGAGCCAGCCAACCGGCCCATCACCGGCACCCAACCCTGAATCGGCACCGGGCGGCGACAAGGTTGGCTGATGGATCAGTGGCCCGGCAAACTGCCGCTGCAACCCAATACACCGCCGCGTTCCAAGCTCGCGGCGGTCTATGGCTTGCCGCCCGACACGCCCGACAACGTCGTGCGCATGTATGGCGGCGCGCTGGTCGGCAACAATCGCGCCCACACCATCAAGGATGCTTACGACGGCAACAATCCACCGCCGCCAGTGCAGACGACGACGCAGTCGGTGACACAGACACCGACCAACAAAAAGAAACCGCCGGTTCATCAGTCGGCACCGACCGACATAGGAGACTGAGATTATGACCTCGCATTATCGGCACCAGCGCACGTCCAACCCGGCCACTCCGTTCCCGTCGCCAATCGAGCCGGGTGAGATTGCCGTCAACACCGCCAACCGGCAGATCGTTGTCGGCGACGCCAATGCCGGTTCGCTCGGCAATCCCTTGATGCTGCTGGCGGTGCGCTTCTTTGATGCGCGCGCGCAATACGCCATCGGCGACTTCGTCATCAACGCCGGCGTGCTCTACCGCGCCAAGGTTGCGGTCAGTCCCGGCGCCTTCAACGCGACCAACTGGGCGGTCTATCTCGACCAGAGCCAAGCCGTCGATACCGCCGGCGACACCATGACCGGACCATTGGTGTTATCGGGCGATCCGACCGCGCCGCTGGGCGCCGCCACCAAGCAATATACCGACGCAGGCGATGCCGCCGTCACCGCCGCCTTCACCGCCGCCGATGCCAGCGCCGTCACCAATGCCAACAATGCCTACGTCGCCAAGGCTGGTTCAACGATGACCGGACTGCTGACGCTGTCGGGCAATCCGTCCACCAATTTGCAGGCCGCCACCAAGCAATACGTCGATAGCCGCCCGGCACTTCTTATTTCCGACAACGCGCCGGCGGGCGCCGTTGACAATGCGATGTGGTGGGAGAGCGACACCGGCACGCTCTATGTGCGCTACAACGACGGCAACACCACGCAATGGGTGACGGCGTTCGCGGTGCCGGATTCGTCCGCCTACGCGCTCAACAGTACCGTTGTGCGCTACGACACTGCACAGTCGCTGACGGCGCCGCAGCAGCAACAGGGGAGGGCCAACATCTACGCCGCACCGTTCGATGCGATGGCGTACAGCGGCATGCAGATCAATGGCGGTATGGAGGTCAGTCAGGAGAATGGGGCTGTCTCCGTGTCCGTCCCTACTGGTGTAAAATACATTGTTGACGGCTGGAATATCGCCTCCTCCGGCGCGCATGTCCTTTCTTGCACTCAAAGAGTGGACTTAACCTTAGCCGGTCTAAACAGTGGCTTGCAGTTAGCGGTGACGACAGCAAACCCAACTCCGGCGGCAGCAGACTATTGCACGCTCCGTCAGTTCATTGAGGGCTACCGTATCAAGCGCCTTGCTTGGGGGACGGCGGCGGCACAACCGATTACGCTCGGGTTTTGGCTGATCGCAAACCGCACTGGCCTTTATTCTGGCTGCGTTCGCAACGGCGCTGCAAACCGTGGCTACATATTTACGTTCAACTACACCACATCCGGCGCTTGGCAGTATTTCACTGTCACCATACCCGGTGATACTGCCGGGACGTGGACGGCGGACAATTCCATTGGTTTGGCCGTTCATTTTTCCATTATGTCTGGGAGCAACAATCAGGGTGCGGCCGGGGCTTGGAGTTCGACTGTTCAGCTTGGGGCAACTGGAACAGTCAACGGCGTTGCCGCGACTTCTGATTATTTCATTATGACCGGCGTCACCGTCCTCCCCGGCAATCAAGCACCAACCGCCGCACAGTCGATGAATGTGATGCGGCCGTTCGATCAGGAATTGCTGATGTGCCAACGATACTATGAAAAGAGTTATCCTTATGCGGTAAGGCCCGGAACGGCCACAGGTCTTGGTGGTGCGGCTATATATTATGGAGCGAGTGTCCCTGTAACAACTACCGTTGGGCTTGGGATGCAGTTCATTCCGAAAAGAGCAGCACCAACTCTCACATCTTATGGAACGACGAACGGAACAGCAGGGACGGTTTGGGACAATTCACAAAGCGGTCCTTGGCCCGCTACTATCCTTGCTATCAACGAGCGCGGCGGGATGATTACAGCACAAATTGCGTCAGGAACAACTTATCTTTTGTCGGCACACTGGGTCGCAGACGCGAGGCTCTAATGGCAGACTATCAACTCACCACAACCGACATCGTTGTCCGCACCGCCGATCAGGCGTTCATTCCGAACGACCCCGCCAACCGTGATCGTGCTGAGTATGAAGCGTGGCTGGCGCAAGGCAACACGCCCGATCCTGCGACAAGCAGCGCGGCAAAACCTGCACCGGAAACAACCAGCAAAAAATCGCGAGGAGCCTGACCATGGCGCTAGATTTTCCCATTTCACCCAGCATTGGCCAGCTTTATCCATCGCCGCCGGTGGTCGGTCAGCCGGTCTATAAATGGGACGGCGAAAAGTGGGCGGTGTCGAGCAGCAGCGGCGTCATCTACGCCCCGTTCGATGCGATGGCGTACAGTGGCATACAGGTCAACGGCGGAATGGAGGTCAGTCAGGAGAATGGCACTTCTGCCGTGGTGGTGAGTAGCACCAAATACATTCTTGATGGCTGGATGCTGGGAACAAGTGGTGCTCAAGTGCTGCCGGTATCGCAGCAACCAAATGGTCCTGCCGGATTTGTTAAATCTGCCTACGTTTCCGTGAGCACGGCCAATGCAAGCCCGGCAGCCGGAAACTATTGTTTCTTTTATCAGCCTATCGAAGGTTATCGAGTTAGCAGATTGGCTTGGGGGACAGCAGCCGCACAGCCGATAACGGTCAGCTTTTGGGTTGCCACAAATCGAACCGGCGCGTTTTCTGGATCAATAAGAAATGGTGCCGCCGATAGAGCATATCCGTTCTCATTCACGATGAATGCCGTAGGAGCGTGGGAATACAAAACCGTCAGCATCCCCGGCGACACCACCGGCACATGGGCGAAAGACAATACGATTGGATTGACTGTCTCCATTGCCCTGATGTGTGGCAGCGGCCAAACCGCGCCAGCCAATGCGTGGGTGTCTGGTGGTTATCTTGGGGTTACGGGAACGACCAACGGTGTAGCTTCGACAACCGATTATATGTATCTCACTGGTCTTGTCGTCCTCCCCGGCACCCAAGCTCCGACCGCCGCACAGTCGCCGAATGTGATGCGGAGTTACGATCAGGAGTTGGTGACGTGCAAGCGGTATTTTCAAAAAATGACTTGCGTTGTCGATGTGGCAGTTGCCGGTCAGTCAATTTTTTTAGCGCCTGAAATGAGAGTTATACCAACTTTTACCGGCGGCGGTACGGGGTTCACTATCAACGGCCCAAGCGCAATTAGCCCGTTTGTATATCAGGCAACACGCGCTTTAACGACCCTGACTATGGACGCGAGGCTGTGATGTCAGACTATCAACTCACACAAAACGATGTCGTCATCCGCACAGCCGATCAGGCATTCATTCCGAACGATCCCGCCAACCGTGATCGTGCTGAGTACGAACAATGGCTCGCTGACGGTGGCGTGCCCGATCCCTATGTGCCGCCGCCAACCAAAAAGGAATGAACACCGCGCATGCCGGTCGAGGTAACGGGCAAGGTCGCCAGCAGCGCCATCGAGGCGATGAAATCTACGCCGCTGGCGATTGCGCTGCTCATCGTCAACGTCGGCTTTCTGGGTCTGGCAGCTTATGTGCTTGGCGAAATTTCAAACAACGTCACTGAACGCAGCAAGACGCAGCTTGAACTCATCAGCAAGCTGGTGACGGACATCCGCGATTGTCGGCAAGGGCCAAACGGCAACGGCAAATCAATGCTGTTTAAGGAAGTTATCGGAAGGGCGCTACCATGACGCTCAACGTTGTCGGCAAGGTGTCTTGGTTCGGCGGCCCGACCGACATGGGGGTTACGCCCGATGAAGGGCTTGCCTTCATCTATGACATTTACACGGCGCCGCATCTGTTTCTGGCGGTGCAGCCGGAAGGCACCAGCGGGCTGGCGCGCCGCCTCAATAGTTCGGTGCCGTTCATCGCGATGCGCTGGAACTACGACGAATTCCCCAAAACGATGCTGGCCAGCATGGACTACGTCGCGCTTGTGCGCGCGCCCGGCACCGACCGGCAATTCCTTGCATGGCCGGCGGACTGGGGACCGAACGAAAACACCGGCCGCGTTGCCGACATCAGCCTTGGCCTGATGGAATACCTTGGCATCGAAACCGATGACGAAGTCGAAGTTATTTTTCCTTTCGTCAGAACGCAGGAGGAGGTCGCATGAAAACGGTTCTCTGTGCGCTGGCCGCCATCGTGGTGTTGCTGGCAGCGATCACGGCCGCCGATGCCAAACGCCATCACGTTGTCATTCACAAGCAGGCGCCGTCGCAGCAACCCGCAAACGTCACCATCGCCGCAATCCCGGTGGTCGGCATGTTCTACGATCTTGCGCGCCGCACCGATTGCCGTGGCGACGTGCTGGGCGCTGGCGGTCCCGGCTTTGATTCCCCGATCACGCCGGCGACCGGCAACGTGATGATCCCGGCGACGCAACGCAGCAAGTGCATGCCGCAACCAAAGGAGCACTAACATGATCGAAGGTGTCATATATGGACTGATTTATATTTGCCTGCTCGCACTCGCGATATACTTGATCCTTTGGGTGCTCGGCACCGTTGTCGGCATCGCGCTGCCGCCGAAGGTGGTGCAAATCATCTGGGTCATTTTCATTTTGGTGTGCGTCCTCATCCTTGTGCAGATGATCCTGCCGCGCGCCGGGTTTCGACTGGGGGAAATTACCGGAGCCATGCTGCCGTTGCTCGTATGATGAGCAAAACATTCTGAGGTGTCAGTGAAAGGAAAACGTTATGGCATTCCCTCCACCGAAAACGCCGCCGGGCGTCAAGATCATCCCGAACGCGCCGCTCTATCCGCCCAGTCCATCCGACACGCAGGCCGCCTCGCCGGGGCCGCAGGCGAGCGGGCCGCTGCCGCCACCGGGACCACCGCCGGGGCCGCCGCCGCAGGTGTCGAACACGCAGGATGCCTACACGCATCATTCATCGCCGGCGCCCGGTATGGTGCAGCAACAGGCGCCGGTGCCGCCGGTGCCGCGTAACGCGGCGTCGCGTCCGATGACCGGCGGCCCGCCGAAAAAGATAGTGGTGCCGCAGCACGTCACTAGACACCCGAATCCGGTCGGGCGACCGAAGGGATAGCGAAGTGAGTGCGCGCCATCTGGTCCTGCTCAAACGTAAACGTGCCATCCTGAAGGCGCGCGATAATTTAATCGACTTCACTTGCTTAATGATGCCGGACCCGGAAAATTCCGACGACGCGACCTATTCGGTTTACACACCGCAGAAATTTCACCGCGTCATCGGCGTGGCGTTGGAGGAGGTGGAAAAGGGGAAAATCCGCCGCCTGAAAATTTCCATCATGCCGCGCGCCGGCAAGACCACGCTGGCGTCGAATATGTACCCGGCGTGGTACATCGGCCGCCATCCCGAACGCTCGATCATCGTCGCCACCTATAACGAGCATTACAGTTGGGACTTGGGCCGCAAGATTCGCGACATTATGCAGACGCCGCAATACAAGCAGGTGTTTCCCAAGGTCGAAATCAAAAAGAAATCGGCCGCCGTCAACCGCATCGAAACCACCGAAGGCGGTGTTGTGTTCTGCGTTGGTCGCGGCTCGGCCATCACCGGGCGCGGCGCCCACACCATCCTGCTCGATGATCCCATCAAGGACCGCGAGGAAGCCGACTCGCCGCTCATCCGCGACAAGCTTTGGCAATGGTACAACCAAGTCTTGAAAACCCGCCTGATGAACAAGGTCGGCACCATCACCATGATTCAAACGCGGTGGAGCGAGGACGATCTTGTAGGCCGGCTCACCGATCCCCTTAACCCGTATTACAGCCATGAAGAAGCAACGCGCTGGCGCTCCATCGACCTGCCGGCGCTGGCGGATGATAACGACGTGCTGGGACGCGCGCCCGGTGAGGCGTTGTGGCCGGAACGCTTTGATGAAAAATATCTTGAAGAAGTTCGCGCCTCCGACCCGCGCGGCTTCATGGCGCTTTATCAGGGCCAGCCGTCACCGCGCGACGGTGCATTTTTCCAAGCCAAGGATTTGGTCGGCTACAATTCCATGCGCGACCTGCCGGCGTTCGACGAAATGCGCTTCTACGGCGCTTCCGATCACGCGGTGACATTGAACAAGCAGGGCGACAAATCCTGCCTGATGGTGGTCGGCGTCGATGTCGCCGACAATGTCTGGATCATGCCCGACGTGGTGTGGATGCGGGTGGACAGCCACACCGCCGTCGAAGGCATGCTGTTGCTGATTGAGAAATACAAACCGCAATTCTGGTGGGCGGAAGCCGGCGCCATCACCAAGTCAATCGGGCCTTTCTTACGCAAGCGCATGCTGGAAAAGCGCGTGTTCTGCGCCATGGACCCGATTGCGCCGGCGGTTGACAAGACGCAGCGCGCGCAAGCCATCCAAGCGCGCAGCGCCATGAAAATGGTTCACTTCCCGGTGTTCTGCCGCTGGTGGGCAGAGGCGCAGGACCAGATTTTGAAATTCCCCATGGGCGCCAAGGACGATTTTGTCGATACGCTCTCGCTCGTCGGTCTGGGTCTGGCCAAGATGCGACCGCGCAACCGCCAGAAGCCGGAAAAACCAATGGCGCAAGAGGGGACATTCCGCGCCTTGTGGGCACAGACCAAAAAGCAAGAGGGGCTTGATCGCGTCAAAAGGAACCTCGACGGATGGCTATAGACCCGAACGCACCGCTCGACGGCGTGACGCCGGATGAAAGCGCCGTCAATCCGCTGGAAGCCGTGGTGCTTGCGGCAGAGAAGGACCACATTCCGCGCGACGCGCCCGACCCGCCCGACCAGCGCAAGGCGCTGGTGGCGGCATGGACCGGCCGCGTCAAGGCCGCCAAGACGCACTGGGAAAAAGCTTTCAAGCGCATGCTTGACGACCAAGACTTTGCCTTTGGTCATCAGTGGTCGCGCGACGACACCGACAAGCGCTATAAGGCCAATTTGACGCTGCGGCTGGTCGCGCAAAAAACCGCGTTCCTGTACGCAAAAAATCCCAAGGCAGTGGCCAAGCGGCGTGAACGCATGAACGCGACGGTGTGGGATGAATCGCAATCGACGCTGCAATCGCTGATGGCGTCGGGCGCGCAGATGGTACAGCAGGCGCAGATGACCGGCTCCGGCATGACGCCGCAGATGCTGGGCGCGGCGCAGGGCGCCATGGCGGTGATGCAGGACGCGGCGCGCGTCAAGGCCGAAAACGCCATGCTCGACAAGCTGGGGAAAACCTTGGAGCTATTGTATTCCTATAATGTTTCCGACCAGCCGCACCCGTTCAAGTCGATGATGAAGCTTGTCGTGCGGCGCACCATCACCACCGGCGTCGGCTATGTGAAGCTCGGCTTTGAGCGGGTGATGGAAAAGCGCCCCGATCTGGAAAAGGGCATTGCGGATGCCTCCGAACGCCTTGCCACCATGGAACGGCTGGCCGCCGACATCGCCGACGACATTAGCGAACCCGACAGCAAGGAGGCCGAACAGTTGCGGCTGATGATTAACGACATGGCGAAGGAGTCGGAATTCGTCGCGCGCGAAGGTCTGACCTTTGATTATCCGCTCTCCACCAACATCATCCCCGACACCAAGACCATCGAGCTACGCAATTTCCTTGGCAGCGACTGGGTGTGCGAGCAGTTCATGCTCACGCCCAACGAAATTGAAGAAATCTACGGCGTCGATGTCGGTGACAGTTACACGTCCTACACGCGCTACGATCTGAAGGGACCGGACCCGGTGCAGATGGCGCGCGAAATGCTCGCCGGCTACGAGTGGCGCGAAGCCGGTAAGGCCGCCGACCGCCAGTGCGATTTCTGTTCGGTCTGGCAGATTTACTGCCGCAAGGACGGCTTGGTGTACGAGGTGTGCGACGGCTACACCGACTTTTTGCGTGAACCGGCCTCACCCGAAATCTACAATGAGCGATTTTATCCTTGGTACGCGCTCATCTTTAACGAGTGCGACCATGAAACCGAAATTTTCCCGCCCTCCGACGTGCGGCTCATCCGCGACATGCAGCTTGAATACAATCGCTGCCGTGAAGGGCTGAAGGAGCAACGCATCGCCGCGCGGCCGTTCACCGCCGTGGTGGCCGGTTCGATGGAGGAGGAGGACTTAACCAAGCTGTCGGAACGCAAGGCCAATGACGTGGTCGAGTTGAACGCCTTGCAGCCCAACCAAGATGTGAAGCAATTGTTGCAGGCCTACGCCGGGCCGGGCATCGACAACAATCTGTACGAGGTCAATCCGGTGTACGAGGACATTCTTCGCACCACCGGCATCCAAGAGGCCAATCTGGGCGGCACCTCCGACACCACCGCGACGCAGACGCAAGTGGCCGAAGGCTCGCGCATGACCAGCATGGGGTCGAACATCGACGATCTTAATGACCTGCTGACGCTGCTGGCGCGCAACGGCGGTCAAATCCTGATGGCGGAAGTATCGCAGCCAACCGTGCAGA